CCCTTGTTTGCCTGTCCATGGTTCTGTACCTGGTGGTATATATCCTTCAACATAATAACTAACATTAGAAGTAACAGAGGAATTATCTGATGGTTGAACAATAACAAAGGGTGGATTATTTGCTCTGTTAAATAGATTACGTTGCATCGTTTGTTTTTCTATTGCTGCTTGGTTTGATTCAAAAGCTAGCCATTCCGGATTATTTTGTAACATCCATGCATCTTTATCTTTAACATTACCATGAGGTTTTTTATTTTTCATTGTCAAGAATGCAGCTCTTGCTAAATCTCTTTTTGCATTTTCTTCGTCATATCCTATTTGTTTTAATATTGTATTAAGTTTGCCCTCGGACCAGCCACCTTGTTCTATAAGACCTCTTTTAATAAATTCTATTTGCTCTGCAGTTCTACCTGCCATTAGTTCTTTAACTCTTGCTTTAATAGCTTTATCTCTATTAACTGCTGCTTGACCAGAGATGTCCATAGCTATTGGCCCATCTTTAAATTTAAAGTCTTTAAATAAATCATCATTATCCATAAAGCTTTGGAATTCGCCTTCATTCATGTCTTCTTTAATTGCAGCATTAAGTTCTGTTTCCATCGCAATCGCAACTTGTTTTTGTTTATCTAATTGCCAATCTACAATAGTCCATACTGCCCATGCTGCAAATCCCCAAGGTCCCATAAATCTTAATGCCCCCTTCGCAGCAAATCTACCAGCCCCTTTAGCCCACATTCTATGTCTTAAACTTCCTGGCTTAGCAGCTTTAAATGATCTTGTTAAAGCCTTTGACATAGCATTACCTATTCGGGTTTTAAGTACTAAAGGTGCTAACAACGAAGTCCATACAACAGCATTTAATATTGAACCAGTTGCAGACCAAACAGCATTATCCTGGCCACCACTTCTAGCAGAGTCCTGAGCATCTCCACCAGCTTCTGAATCCCATTCTGCTTCTACATCATCAGCTGACTTCATAAATGATGCAGCAATTAAACCTGCAAGTAAGATTGGCCATAGTCTTGGATTTCTAGCCATCTTTGCTTGGGGTCCAGTTAATTTAAATCCTTTACCTTTAAATAATTTTGTACCCATCTTTCCAATAGCGCCTGCTAAACCCTTAAACCAGTTTTTCATTTTTACCAGTTTAGCTGCTAACCAAGTACCTGCAATTGTCATGAAAGCAGTCTTAGCTGCTGAGTCACCACCACCACCATCTTCATCGCCATCACCACCGGCACCACCTAAACCAGCACCAATACCACCAGCACCTCTACCTGCATTTCTAATTGCTTCTCTACGTGCTTCTTCATCAGTACGAAGATCATTATTTCTTTGTTTATCTAATTCATCAGCTCTTTTTTCATCAGATGCTAAAACTTCACCTATAGATTCTTGAGTAGCTTTATCATGAACTTCAATTGAGTTTGGTCCAATTTCATCTACTAATTTTTTTAATGATTTATCAATCTCTAGAGCTACTCTTACCTGATCTAAATTAACACCTACAAGATCGGTTGTGTCGCTTGGTACTGTAAAATTTTTAGATTTAATATTAAAGTCTGGGTCAGTTCTCCATCTTTCATCCCTCATATGGATGGACATAAAACCTAAATGTTGATTAGCCAGCTTTAATTGCTCAAGTGAAAGCATATTAAAGCCTTCAATTCTTTTTTGAACATCTAACTTAGAACCTTGTTTTTGTAAAGTTTTATCAGTAAATGTTTTGGCTTGACCTGCTAAGAACCTACGTTGGAAGTCTGTAGCACCATCAATAATACTATTCTGCTGCTCTTCTGCTTTTTCTCCTTGACCCATTAAAGCTTCAGAACGTTTAGTTGCTTCATTCTCCCTAAGCTGGTCTCGGACACTAGCACGATTCAACGTTCTCAGTTGACCTACAATCTCAGTTAATAATCCTATATTGTCTTTCTTAGCCATTTCTCTTTTTATTCCTTTCGTTTTGTTCTTTTACATGTGCAGTTAAAAGCGAAATATAGATTTCCCTTTCCCACGGCATCATATTATCTAATTCATCTAAACCAAAATTATGCTGATGCATCAACAAAAAATTTAATTTATAATAATTTAGTATACTACTGTGAGAAAGGGCTATTGAAAAAAATCAATTAATCCATTTAACGTCATAGTATTCTCTTTACTACATTCTTTACAATCAAACTTTATATCATAAAATAAATAAGGTGCCTTAGATAGTATATCTACTATCTCATTAAACTGATCTGTATTTAAACTTTCAACAAATTCAAGTACTTCTTTCCTTGGACTATCAGCACAATTAAATATCTCTTCACCACTATAAATTGTATCAAGTGAAGCAACAATCATATTAATTACAGTTTCAGTTTCAGTTTCTCCTTCTAACTTATCATGTCGATCTTTCATCGTATGCCATTTTAAATCAATAGATATATCATCTGTTAATTTAACATGTTTATCTACCATGTCATCTAAGTTATTAACCTTCACTTGTTCCAAATCAACTGTTACTTCATTGATTTCGTCACAGTGTAAACACTTAGGTGTTAATTTAATACCTTCACCTACAGACTTACTTCGTAGGGTTATGAATATAAACTCAACATCAAATGTTGTTAAATCATTTACATTAATTGGTGATTCTACACACGCCTTAATAATATTGATTACAGCTTTTTCAATTTGATCTTCATCTTTAGATTCCATTGCTATTAACAATAGTTTCTCTTCTTTGACCACGTATGGTCTGTACGTTATAGGTTTGCCTGTTGAGGGCACAATCATATCATACTTTGGGGTTGCTAATGTTGGCAACATATCAATCTCTCTCCATTATTATTAAAATTTTATACTAAAGGATTATCTAAACGACCTGGTCCTTTTTCTGGTCTAACAAATCCTTCATCCATATGAGTCATTCTCCAATTATCATATTCCCAAGTAACAGTTATTTCCATTAAACCTTCTGCTCCTTCATTCAATTCAATTTGGCTAACCTGTATAGGATATGCTTTTTCTAATTTAATACCATATCCAATATTTTCGTCTTGCATATTTAATGCTTGTATTTCCATTTGAACACAATAATCATCTTTATAAGATGTCTTATAATGATTTCCTCTACTATTGATAATTAACTCTTGCCACAAATCAAAATATTTCTTTATATAATAATCGCTAGTCAATAAAAATGTTGTAGATACTTCATCAGAAACCATTGAGTATGGCTTCTTTGACATATTATGATTATGTGTAGCTTCAGTTGTAGATATACGTTTACCTGGAATTGTTGCAGCTGAGCATAATATATATGTATCTCTTCCATCTTGTATAAACGAAGTATTAACATCATCTTTATGTGGTTGTTTTCTCACAGTATCTACCATTAGTTTTTGACCTCTTAGCGGATGAACAATATGCACACCAAATCTATTGCCGCGTGCTATACCACCACGTCGACTAAGTAGTGATTTCATATCATCAATGCTACGTGGATTTGCCATTAATACATGCTCCTTGAATCTGCCCAAACTTTACCTTCACCGGCTTTCTTAAATTTGGCTGTTTGTAAAAATATTGCTATGTTCCATTCTGCGGCATTTACCTTCATTATCTTTGAAGATACATGCTTTGTTAAATAGTGTTTGAAACATGGCTTAAAGTATTTATAATTCTTTGTGGCTTTTAATAAATTATATGTAATCCTAAATCTAGTTGTTGCATTAAACTTTTTATTAGATACAATATCGCCTAATTTATCTAAGAAGATTGCACGAACTTTAGGTGGTAAGTAATGTAAGTTAATACCATAAAAACCCTCTTTAGCAGCACCAACAACAATTGTTAATGGAAAGGTATCATAGTATGGCAAAGTCTGTTTAAGTTTTGGATCATAGATATACATTATCATATCACCAGGATGAGCACCACCCTGTGCTCTTAATCTATCATCACTAAGAACACTTGGACCTAATGATCCAAGCTCTTTAGCTTTCTTTTGAAACCATACAGAAGCTTCTTTAGATCTTGCTTGAATTCCTTTACGAAATGCTTCTGATTCTAACTTATCGAATAAACTAGCCACTAAATGTCTCCATTAATTGAGGTCCGAATACTACCATAATATATGCTATGATAGCCATAGCAGCTATACCACCTAATAAGAACTTTATTTTAAAATCATCCACCATCATTTTAAATCCTATTATTTCATTACCTAATATTCTTAGAGATAGTTCTAGTTTGCCTTCGCTTTGATCTTCTTCTGTCATAACTATATTTATACTCTTTTCTTAAGTGATTTCCATATTCTTTTGCCAGTCTTTGTTTTGCTTGCTTTGAATCTCATTGTCATAGTTTTGATACCCATAGCTTCAAGTTCTTTCTCAGTCCATATTTGAAACTCATAACCACGATCATCACAAAACTTCTGAGCATACTTCCACTTTGAAGTATTCTTCATATAGGTTAATGCCTCTGTTAACTTTTTACGTTTAGGTGGTTGTGTTTGTGCTGATGGCTTGATCTCGACTAAAAGAGTACGACCTGTATCTGTTCGAATAGTAAGATCTACAAAGTATCTATGAGGCTTATTATCAGTTGCACATATATAACCTATAACAGTTTCTTCAGAATTCCACCATTTAACCCATGACGCTTTATCTAAATACCTAAATGCATTGCGTTCCCATAACGATCTATAATGTATTTTATCAACATTACCTTTATACTTTGCTAGGTTTGTTGGTCTCCATGATCCAGAATATGTTTTTTTCATACAACTATTTATACAAATCGTTATAAATAAGTAATATACAAACAAAGGAACGATTATGCCTTATCAAGATTGGGGAATGTGGAAAGATGCAGGTTCACAAGAAGAACAAAAAGAGATTGCACGTATAGCAAAGAAATATACTACAAAAACTCCAGTAAATCTTAAATATCCATTAACTGTTGGAGAATATTTTAATACTGGATATACTAACTATAATACCCATGACTCAAGTGAGTATGCTATACAAAGGTCAGCAATAAATCCTGAAACTGGTGCACAAGATAATATTGATGAAGATTCATCTGAACCATTTGTTTTCTTTGAGTTTATGGAAATAGCAACTGCAAAAAATATGGGTGTTGAGTTACTGCGCAATGCAAAAAAAGGTAGAGCTATGAACTTTAAAGCCGCAGCTGGAAAATCAGAAGAAAACGGAAATTCTGTACAAACATTTTTTGATATGGCTGATAATGCAATTGATGCTAACAATAAATTAGAAGATGGAGCTCTAGGAAAGATGGAGATATCTCAAGAAGAAATAGATACTATTCAATATCTACGAGCAGCTAATTCAGAAGCATCTATGTTTGAAAAAGCATTAAGAGTCTATGGCGGTTCAATTGCAATGTATATGCCTACAGATATTCAAATAAACGATCAAATTGTTTATAATGAAAATTCAAGAAGAACTTTTGGATCAATACAAGGTGCACTATCTGGAGACATGCCGGGTGGTGGAGCAATTGGTACAAATACTGCAGTTATAGCTGGGGCTACTTATGCTCTTACAGAAGGTATAAAAGCTCTTACTAAAAAAGTTGGTAGTGAAGTTTTTTCTAGTTTTGGTTCTGCAGCTGGTGGTTTAGCAGGTGCTGCTGGTGCTGGTATTATTCAAGATGAACATCAAAGAAGCACAGGTGAAGCAAAAAATATGCATGAATATATGTCATATCAATCAACAGGTATGAGAAGCTTCTCATTTAATTTTACAATTTTACCAGATAATAAAGATGAATCAGAAGAAGCAGCATTAATTATTAAACAATTTAGATTAGCTGCTCATGCACATAGAAATGATGCTTATACATTAACTGTTCCTGATCATCTTATTGTATCATTTCATGGAGCAAAAGATATGATTCAACTACCACCTGTTGTTATTGAATCAGTTAATGTTACATATAATCCAAACAATACTTCATTTTTTAGATATGGCAATGCACCTGTTGAAATTGGATTAGCTATAACACTTAAAGAAATAGTTCCATTATATAGACAAAATATAGAGGAGGGATTCTAATATGTATTTTGCAAGTATAGGTAATGTAACAATAGATGTAGATGGATCAGGTAATATTGACGTATTAAAAAATTTAACATCAAGGGCTAAAGTTAATGATGCTCTTATGAATAATGCTGGTTATTATGAGACAGTAGAGATTCAAGATGGAGAGAGACCTGATATTATGTCTAAAAGATTATATAATGATGAGCGATATCATTGGACATTCTTATTACTTAATCCACAAATAAAAAATATATGGGATGATTGGCCCATGAAATATTCTCAATTAGTAGAATATTGCACAAACAAATATCAATACCTTGCAGGCGATACTATTGATAACTTAAATAATAAATTTATACTTGGTGAAACTGTTACTGGTTCTATATCAAATGCAACTGGTAAAATTAAAGAGATACATGTTAACATGGGTTATCTAGTTATAGAAAAAACTACAGGTACATTTGCTGTGGACGGTGAAACTATATATGGTGTCGATTCTCAAGATAATGTTGCATGTAACTTTATTAAGTCACAGGCTTATGCACCTCATCATCATACAGATGCTTCAACCGGTAAGTGGGTAATGAGACGCGCTGCTGGAACACTTCCTTATACATATATCGATTATGAGTCGGCAGTAACTGAACAAAATAGAAATATAAAAGTTATTAAAGCAGAACATATAAACACTGTTGCTGCTCAGTTTATAAATGCAATGAGTTAATAATGAGATTAGATTCGTTAAAAGTCGTTGCTGCAACTACTGATATTAGTGCTCTAGTTCAAGGTATGACACTATATGAAAGTATAAATGGATTTGTAAAAGGAAATATCCAAATCCTTGATGGTATTAATTTTTTTGATAACGTAATTGGTGGTAATGACCAATTAATTGGTTCTTCTTATATAGATCATTTAGCACTACACCCAATTGAAATTACATATTTTTTAGGAAAGGTAGAATGTAAAAATCATTTTATGATGGATGGTGTTAACCAAATGAAAATAAATAAATCAGATAAAGAATATGTTATACATTTAATTAGTGCTGTAGAACATTCTTTAAAATTAACAAAAATTAATCACGTTTATGAAGGTCCTAGTCATAAAATTGTTCAAGGTATATTTGAAGAATCTACTGGGTTCGATTCAAAATTAGTAATTAATACTATTGCAACAACTAAGGGTAAATATATAGTACCAAATATTAGTGCGGGTGCTGCTATATCTAATGTAATAGGCGCTGCAGTTGATGCTGATCATGCAGGATTTTATTTATATCAAAGGCTTTCTGATTGGGGAGCAACACGATTAGCTTCTATTAAAACTATGGCAAAAGATTTTTTCAAAAATAATGATGGTGATGATTTTCAAATAAGTAATAATCTTCCAGATCAGTCACAATTAAATAATGCTAATTATATACCAGGTGGAACATCTAATAATTTTACTATGACTCAATATAAAATGCATCATACTAATAAATTGGCAGATGGACAATATGGAAATAAAATACATCATGTACGATTAGATGAAACGAAGATTAAAAAGAATGAACCTGTAGAACAATCAAGACAAGAAATAACTACATATAAAATATCAGATAAATTATATGATACTTCAAAATCATTATTTAGATCGATAGATGATCCTAGTGATTTAGCTGCTGTAAATCAAAAAAAGAGAATACATAATACAGCTTTATCAGTTAGTAATATGTCGCCAATACCATATATTGGATGTGGTAATGCAGTACGAGTTAAGCAAGGCGGGAGTACTATATCACACACAATTTCTGATGGACCATATATAATTTCTAATATTAATCATGTGTTTCAAACTGAAGATAATGGAATAAATTATATTCAAAATATGTCATTAATAAGAGAGTACGCATAATGTTATTTGGAACAGTAGTAGATACTTTAGATCCCTTAAAGCTTGGAAGAGTTAAAGTAAATGTATATGGCATTCATGATAATATAGCTACAAAAGATCTTGGATGGTCTCAAGTTATGATGCCGGCAAATACACCAGCTATACGTGGTATAGGACATTCAGTAAACTTATTGGCTGGTACATTAGTTTCGGTTACATCTTTAGATCCAAAACTACAAGAATTTTTAGTAACTGGAACTCTTCCTACAAAGACAGATGCTACAACTGATGATACTGATATAGACGGCGAAGTTGTTACAATAAGTACTCCTGATAACAATACAAGAGTTAGAGGCGAAGCAAACCCACACGCTAATGAACCTACTGGTACTTATGAACCAGGAAGTTGTTTTGCACCGATATATCCAAATAATAATGTAATGGAAACAGAGAGTGGACATGTTAAAGAATATGATGATACTCCTGGCGCAGAGCGTATCATGGAAAGACACAAGAGTGGCACTCAATATGAGATAGAGCCTAATGGTTCAAAGACTCAAAGAGTTGTATCAGATAATTATCAATTAGTATGTGGACATGATACAGTTGAAGTTCATGGTAATGTTCGAATTATTGTAAGTGGTCATTGTGATTTAGCCGTAGCTAAAGACCTTAATGCAAAAGTTGGTGGCAATATGACATCAACAGTTACTGGTAATATGACAGCTGATATTACTGGTACAACTTCATTAACAGGCATTGGTGATATATCAATAACACAAAATGGAGTTGACGCTGCAAATATAACAATAAAGTCTGAGTATGTATTAAATGCTGGACAATCTAATATGACATATAATAAAGGAAATATTAAATTAGATGGTGAGGTAAATATTACTGGTAACTTAGTAGTTGATAAAACAACTAAGACTAGTGAAGATCTTATACTTGATACTCATCAGCATGCTGGAGATGGTGGTGATAATTCTGGACCAAATACTGGCGGCCCAGCTAATCCATAGGTATAAATAGAATATATGGCACAGATCGCACGACAAGCAACGTATAAAGATTTAGATTTTACTTTTAAGCAAAATCCTAATACCAATGACGTTGGTATAAAAAAGAATAATGCAGCGGTGA